CTCACAGTGGTACAGAACTCGCGGGCTAAAGGCACTGAGCGGCGAGCGCGCATCTATGAATTCATCTGCCGATACGCAGACGAGATGGATGGCCCGACGCCGTCTATCAATGAAATATCAATAAGCCTCAAGATTGACTACAAGGTGACATACTACCATGTTATGAAGCTGATCGCGGTTGGTAGGTTACGTCAGGAGCGCGGCAAGTTGATCGTAGTTGGTAGCGAGTGGATAGAACCTGAATTCTCCGATCTCCCACTCGTGGGTACATAATTCTAGGCAATTACAAGCCACCTTACATAGAGTATACTATCCTACAGGTCGCCATACTGCGGCCTGTTTCGTTATCCGCTTGTCTCACTGACGTTAGACGCCGAGCCGGTGCAAGTTTGTGGATATGTGCCACACGAGAGCAGGCACTAGGCCACGACGTAAGGCTCACACACAATGCGGGTGGTGAATGAACGCGGTATACGCACAGTGCGGCTACGCGCTCGTAAGCGCTGAGGCAGGGTGCAAGTCCCTATACTGCGACTGACGCGGTTTCAATGCCGCGCCGCATCGTAGACTCCCTCTCTCGATGGCCCCCGGCGCATGACTGCCAACCGGGGGCAGGGGGGCGTGCTGAAATAGCGCAGAGTGCAGGCAACTGCATAATGCACAAAGCGGGTGGCTGTTGGTCGATAACACCATGCACATCAATGTCTATACGCTGTTCGGCGCGCTCGTCTCACTGTTATTGTGGGTCGGGCTGTTGGCGTTGGGGCGTTTGGTGATCGCGGCGCTGCGCATGGTATTGTATGCGGGGCGGTGGTAGGCTATGGCCGATATAACGCACCTACGCGACCTTATATCCGATCCAGCCAATGCGCGTCGGCATACGCCGCGTGGGGTTGGCATGATTGAGGACGCCCTAAACGAGGTCGGCGCGGCGCGGTCTATTGTTATTGATGAAAACAATGTGGTTCTGGCTGGTAATGCCACCATCGAAGCGGCGGCCAGCGCGGGGATTGAGCGCGTGCAGGTAGTGGACGCCGACGGAGAGACGATTATCGCCGTGCGGCGCAGCGGGTTAACGCCGGAACAGAAAACCCGTTTAGCCCTATTTGATAATAGAACTTCCGAACTCAGTGATTTTGACCCCGCCGTTCTCGCCGCGTTGCAGGCCGAGAATGCCGCGCTGATGGAGGGGCTGTTTCGGGACGATGAGCTAAAGGCGATATTGGCGGAGGTTGACTTTGACCTAGGAGAGATTCCCGGAACAGGATCGCTTGCCGAGGTGGAAGATTTCCATGTGTGCCCTAACTGTGGCTTCAAATACAAAGTTACCTGAAGTAGCGTTTCTTGTTTATGCACCGACGCGTCAGCGCCGTGCAGATAACTCCTTTGAAGGCAACGATAATATCGGCGCAAAGGTGGTAGAAGACGTTTTGTGCCGCGCCGGAATTCGTGTTGGAAGGTGTTCGCCTGAAACTGCCAAGAACTTTCGACTTGTACTTGTCTCATTTACAAGCACATTTGATGTCTTCGCGTTTTATCGGGCAGTCGCGCTTATACCGTCGTGGCAACCTAAAAGGCGCGCCTTTAAGGTACTTGCGGGCGGATTTGGTATGCAAAACCCCGCTCCCGTGCGCCATTTTATTGACTATGCAGCATTCGGACGAGTAGATAATTGGGTTACCGGTGTTGTTGATGCTATTTTGGGCGGTAGCGAGCCTGCTCATGAAAGCGTTATGAATTTGCCTGACATCCACCAGGTAAAGATTTCACAACCCTCTTCATTGTACCCGTACTTGGTGAGTGGGTGGAGTGAGTCTTTTACAGGGTGTCCGCTTAAATGCAAATTTTGCCATTATACCTACGCCCGAAAGCATAGTGGTTCTAATGAGGCATACGGTCAATATGTGCAGTCTGGTTTTACGGGCGGCTCCTCGCCCGAACTAACATGGGATGGCCTTTTTACATGGGGTAAAAAGCTAGGGCGCGTTCGTGTGGCAATTGACGGTTTCAGTGAGCGATTGCGATACGTATACGGGAAGCGCATTAGTAACGACGACATTGTAGCTGGATTGGAAACTGTAGGGCAATACGAAGGCATAACTACAGTTCTGACATACAATATTGGCAATTTCCCAGGCGAGACCGAGGAAGATCGGCACGATCTGTATCAAACACTTCGTCGCGTTAATCCTAAAAATCGGGTTATTTTTGTACTTTGTACTACCCCGTTTCGCCCCAGCGCTGCAACGCCTATGCAATGGGAGCCTGTGTCCTTGTTTCCTAACTGGTACAACGAGCGGGCGCGCGTCATTGTTGAGGAAAACAATTTTAGGGCAGTTCATTCATTTACTTTAGAAACGTCCTATTCTCACGCCTGTGCCGTGATTGCCGAACGAATCACTGTAAATGATGACGAACTTTTCCATGCTATCTGCTTTGCTCCAGGCTTACAGCGAGATAACCATGATATGCGCCTGAAGCGCCTTCAGGCTAACTTTAATTTAACATCATTCTTGCGCGAATATGATGTTAATGAGGAACACCCATCACAGTTTTTGACAAGTTATATCGAGAGAGACACCATGAAACGCATTGCGATCAAAATGCGAACGCAGGCTGCTAAGACCAAAGATACACGCGGGTGGCTTCCTGGCAGAGTAAGTATGGTTCAAGGTCGCCTCGGAGTAACGGTGACTAGGTAACTATGGGCAATAAGCGCGGATCAAAGGAAGCAGCAGCCGAACGCAGACCGCAGGCGCTCCAACTACGGATCGCCGGGGCGTCCTATCGCGCGATTGGCAAGCAACTGGGCACCAGCGGCGTACAGGCGTTCCGCGACGTAGAGTATGAGCTTAAGTTGCTGGCGGAAGAGTCCAAAGAGGAAGCGGAGCGCGTGCGCCAGTTGGAGACCGAACGACTTGACGCACTGCTGCTGGCGCTGTGGCCGCGCGCAAAGGGTGGGCGGATACAGAATGGCGCGGGGGAATACGAAGTGATTGCACCGGACCAGGGCGCGGTAGATCGCATACTGCGGATTATGGAGCGGCGGTCTAAGCTGATGGGACTGGACGCGCCAGTGAAGCAGGAGTTAACAGGCAAAGATGGCGGTCCAATCGAACACGAACACCGACTCAATCCTGAGCAGTTTGATCGGGCGCTTACCGCACTCGCTGATGCCGTCCGAGACATCGTATCTATCCCGGCTGCTGGCGGGTCAAGCGCTATGGATGCCGCAGAGTGAGCCGCAGTGGTTAGCGTTTTTCAGTCGGGCCGATGAACTGTTCTACGGTGGGTCGGCAGGTGGGGGAAAGACGGACCTAATACTCGGTATGGCGATGGAATGCCACCAGCGATCTATTATTTTTAGACGAGAGTATCCACAACTCAAAGACATTATAGAACGTGGTGACGACATTTTAGAACCTGTCGGAATTAGCTTCAATAGCAATCGCGGCCAATGGCGCGGATTACCCGGCAGACGCACGGTGGAAGTCGGGGCAGTCCAGTACGAGGGTGATGTGCGGAAGTACAAAGGACGACCCAAAGACTTATACGCCTTTGACGAAGTGCCTGACTTTAGTGAGTCACAAGTGCGTTTTTTAACCGGGTGGTTACGATCTATCGATCCGGGGCAGCGCTGCCGGGTGGTTCTCGCGGGCAATCCACCCACCACGCCGGAGGGTGAATGGATTATACGCTATTTCGCGCCCTGGTTAGATAGCCAGCATAGTTATCCCGCCCAACCCGGCGAACTACGATGGTTTGCAGTGATTGAGGGCAAGGATGTTGAGGTTGAAGCAGGCGTGCCCTTTTCGCACAACGGCGAAATGATACAACCGAAGTCCAGAACGTTTATTCCGGCGCGATTAACTGATAACCCGTATTTGCGAGATAGTGATTACGGCATGGTTTTACAAGGGTTGCCGGAGCCGTTACGCTCCCAACTGCTGTACGGTGACTTTTCCATACGGGCGAATGATAACGAGTGGCAGGTTATCCCGACTGCCTGGGTTGACGCCTCCCAAGAGCGATGGAGCAGCGGTAAACGGCCTGATCTGGCGTTGCGCTGCGTCGGCGTAGACCCAAGCCGGGGTGGAGACGATGAAACCGCCATTGCCAAGTTATACGGCGAGTGGTTTGAACTTACGACCTATCCTGGCGCACAGGTGCCGGACGGTCCTACAGCGGGGCGATTGGTACTCAAGGCGATGATAGATGATATGCCCGCGCCGATATTCGTGGATGTGATTGGTATCGGATCATCGGTGTTTGACTGGCTTAAAGCACAAGAGGGCGTTGAGGCGCGCAAGGTCAATGTAGCCGAAGCGTCGAAACGGCGCGACAAAACAGGCAAGTTTGGGTTTGGTAATTTGCGCTCTCAGGTGATATGGCAGTTTCGTGAAGCGCTCGATCCGGCGAGTGGTCATGAGATTGCCTTGCCGCCGGATCGCCAACTAAAAGTGGATTTATGCGCCGCACGATACAGCGTTAATAAGGGTGGGATTGTGGTAGAGCCGAAAGACGACATTAAAAAGCGTATCGGCAGGTCGCCCGATAAAGGTGAGGCTATCTTGCTGGCGTGGCACGGGGCGAATCGGGGGTCATTCATCGCATGAGCGTGGTTACTCGCTTCCAACGGGCGCTTGACGCCTTCCGCATGGCCCCGCCGGAGTTGCGCGCGAAAGCGCCACGTCATACTGGGCCGGTGCAACTGGTCAACTCGGCGGCCTACAATACGCCGCAGTGGGATATGCTCGACCTAGAGAGCTTCGCTCAGTACGGTTTCGGTCTGAATGCAATTATCTATGCCGCAATTATGTACAAGGTGCGCTCGCTATCCGCTGCCCCGCTGCGCGCCTATACGGGCGATATGGCTAAGCCGGAGCTATTGCCCGACACTCACCCACTGGCGCAGTTAATCGCGCGGCCTAACAAGTACCAATCAGCGCTCGAATTCGACGCACTCAACACCGTCTTTTACAACCTGTCCGGCAATGCTTATATCTACTTCATGCGCCCGCGCCCGAACGCGCTACCAACGGCTATATACACCTTTCGGCCTGACCGGATGTACATTGTGCCGTCCGATGACGGCAGCGGGGAAATATTGGGGTATCTGTACGTGCCACCAGGCAAGGCGCGGGGTGATGGAATACCACTATTAGCCGAGGACGTGATGCACGTCAAGTTACCCAATCCTGGCGATCCGATGGGGGGATGGGGGTTCGGCATGTCGCCGCTGTCACCGGCTGCGCAGTCGGCTAACGTAGATAATGACGTCACGAGATTCCTGAAGCT